CCCAAAGTTTCTTACCAATACCGAATCCACCAGTATCTACGTTTAATTTTGTTGCCATTATGCTTCTGCCTGTGTAACTTTCTTCAAAGCCAACTGCAGAATTATATACACGTTATTTGCAGCATAGTCACTTGTACAAACCTTTCTACAAGACTTTTTGATCTCTTCTATAGTATCATCTATTAATTTGTAATCTGCACTGTATACATTGCTTGGTTTTTTTACCTCAACAATTTTAGCCTTAACTTCCAACTTATGTTCAGTTGTAGGTACTGCCTTTACTTGTACAGTAGCCTTTGTGATTTCTTTATGCTGGTGCTTTATTTTCTCCTTCTTCATTTTCCCACCTCCTTACTGACTCAAACTCCTTTTTAACTATTTCCCTAGCCTGTCTTACTGTCATACTACCATACTTTCTTAATTGCTCTACAGTCTTTGTCTTTTTCCATCCATGATCTACTGCACTCTGTAACGTGTTTTTAACTACTTGAAAATTAATAGGTGTAATACCATCTGGATAATTCTTCTTACTCATGGAAGTTCCCTTACCACTAGACGGACTGCCTTGTGCTATACCTCCTATGTCTGAAGGTCGTCTATTTTTCGGTTCGCCCTGCATACTCTGTCTCTCTTCTTTGGGTGCTGCAACTCCATCTTTTCCTCTTCCATCTGTTCCTCCTTGCCCCATTTCCATCATTTCTCTCATGCCTATCACTGGATCTTTTGAAACCTTGAATTCACCAGTATGTGATCTTGTAATCTCAAATCCTAGTGCAGCGAGTGCTGTCATGTTTTCAATCTCAGTTCCTTGTATTTGTAAGTGCATTAGTTCGTCTGTCTCTTCTGCTTCCTTCAATTTCAAATCCCAATCTTCAACGTGCAAAACTTCTCCTAATCTCCTGAAAAATGACTTGTAAAGTATGTCTTGCCCCCATTTTACTGCCCTATTGGTTATTGTGACCTGTAATCCTTCTTGTGACCAACCAGAAGGCATTTCTCCGTAATACAAAGGTAATACGCCATATATTGCACCTATAATCTGTCTAAGCTCTTGCCTCACTGCAATAAACTCTAATTCCTTAAGTGAACCTGTAAAGTCCAACCATTGTGCTAAATTCTTACCACCCTTCTCCTGTTCGACTAAAAGTGGGTGTATCATGTATGGATCTTCCTGTGCCTTCTGTTCTAGCATATCCCATGATTTTCTAAATGTTTCGTAATTACGAGACGCAATTACTAACATACCTCTTGGAGGTCGCATTTTATCGAAATATTTTCTAATATATTCATCCATATGTGATAATGACATTGCTTTTGACCATACTGCGTAAATTGGAGAGTATCCATATACTAATGCTGGTCTGTACTTACCTGCCTTCCAAATAACTTCACCTTCACCATAAATAACACGTTTTGGTTGTGGAATACCCAAAGAGTAAACTGAATTGACTTCAATTATTGCTTTTATGCCTTCTGCACCACATCTGTCGCAAGTTGGACTTAATAATCGCTTATCTCGATGTTCAAAGCGTGGACAAACCCAAACTTTGTTTCTTTTGTCGTCAAAACCAATTCTACCATCTGAATCGGCTATCATAGCGACTTGAGGTGGATCAATTCTTAAACATTCCTTAATTTCGGTCTTTTCATGATCAATCTTTCCTGTAGTATCATCTAACCAATAATTTTTCAATAAAAGTAAGTATGCATTGTCTGCAATCTCTAAATCACGTTCTAACATCCTTGCAACGTCTTCAATAGTCTGTCCGTTTCCGTTTACTGGATCATTAACTAGTTTTTCGAGTATTTTTCGGTTTCTTGGCTCTGGTCTTACAATATCATTGCTTCCACAAGTATCACATTCTAAATTTTCGTTTGCCTTTGTAGTTATCTCACTTGTCTCTTCTCCTTCTTCAACTTTAAGTGGTTTATAGTCAAATTCCTTACTACACTCCTGACATTTGTATTTAAACCTTTCAACAACCTCAAATCCGTTTTTAAACAATTCCCTGTTAAGTGTTTCAATAGGTATCCTAATAGCGTCTATGTTATCTGCCAACTCATAAATCATTATGAGTGGGAATGGGAATATAGGTAGTTTAGCACCAGTATCTGTAGAGAAATATGGCTGTGCTATACTAGGTCTAGCAGTTGTTTCTGTGAATGCCTTAGTCTTAAAACCAAATGCACCTTTTATGGTATCCGTAAATCCCATATAAGTTACTCAATACACTGATTTATAAACTTTGTCAAAATCTGTTATTTTTATGTTCTGTTTTTTTGATCTCCATGCGTCTTACAATATGGGTTTCTACCCTCATTTTTAACGCAGGAGCAACTCTTTTTCTCTACCTTATCTTCGGCTATGCCTAATACCATATCACACAAAGATTAAATAACCTTATAAATATTGTTATATGCCTAGTAGTGTGAGTTTGCATACCTGATTAGACTAACTCGAAAGGGAGGACTAGAGTGACGACCTAGCTAGGCGAATATTTATTACCACAAAAACATGGTTTAAATATGGTAGAGTTAGAGATACATGACTATAACGTTATTCTAAACTGGTTTACTCATGTATTCGGTAAGAAAGATCCTAATAAGATTCCTAGGGAAGATCGTAGTACGTTTTGGAAACTCAACTTCCTCGCTGAAGACAAGATTCGTGAGGAGTCAGACCGACTCGCTGACGATAAAGACTTAGCTTAAGGCTGCCGAAGGCAGCCGAAATTTCGAAGACATTTTTTTTGATTGATAGATTTATATAAGAGTATAAGGGTTATATATCATGAAAGGATGTCATTATGAAAAATACAAGAAAAAACCAAAGGGTTATAAGATTAAAGATGGTGAAATAGATGAAGAGGTATATGATATGATAGATGAGGAATTGATGTGATTCTTAAATGCACTACCTGTGCCACTATAAATTGCGAATATCATTGCAGGTGTTCATGCCATAATGAGGATTGGGTGAAACAGTAATGCCTACGCTTGGTGATCCTCCAGCAGCAGGACATGAATACAGAGATGCGTGTAAAAAATGTGGCTCTGCAGAAGGATTTACATGGACTTATGGAAATAATGATGGTCATTCAAATGGATTCTCAACTTGCAGATCATGTGGTGGTATAACAAAATGAGAAAATATGGTAATCATCCACACATATCTTTCAGGCTTCTTTCAGAGGCTTCTGGTTGCTCAGCAGGAATGATAATGAGATACGTGAAAATTTTGGAAGATGTAAAATGAAAGCAGAGTCATATCCTGATGATCCACCAGTTGCATGGTTAAAGAAATATAGAAGGTCTAGAAAAAAATGAAATTCATATACAGATGTTATAAGTGTGGAATGAAATTCGAAATTAAAAAAGATGCAGACTTGCATACATTTATAACTAAGCATAGTTTTAGAAAGATCGAGATGGCTAAAAATGGTTAATTATAGAATGTGTCAACCTTGTCCTTTATGCGATGAGAGTTTTAGAAACAAGAAAGATTTACACGATCATAAATACGATAAACATTCATGTGATTGATATGGTAAACTGGTATCTTATATTTTCATTTATAATGCTTGGAGTATTTCTTCCAGCAGGAATTATAATGATTTTACTTTATGTGTACAATGACGCAAAGGTTAACTTTTTCGGAAAGCAAAAACTTGAAGCAGAAAAGAACCAATATGATACAAGTACTTTGGAGAAATGGGCATGAAAAAGAAAAGAATATATAACTACAAAGATATGATAGAAGATATGGAGGAAAGTAAAAAATGAGTAGTATAGCATCAACTGGTTTCATACATGAGTTGATAGAACTACTGCATGAGGACTGGATTCCGAAAGAGAAAAAGGACATTGTTAAGAAGATAATTCTTGATACTATAGATTATATGGAACTTTCCACAAGAACTATTGGTGAACAATTCTTTGGAAAAAGGTAGATTAGGCAATAAGCAGATTGCAAAGATTATATGTGTTGCCTGTAGTGATATAATAGGAGATCATTCAAAGAGACAGTTAGCAAGATGTCTTTTTAGAATACAGGGAACTTTTGTTTCAAATGGCATAATGAATCAATCACCTTCCGAGAAGGAGTAGTCTTCATGTTTACAAACCATCTTCTGATAAAGTACTTTCTTATCATTGACGCTGAGACATACCATATTGATATTGAGAGCATACCAAAAAATTCGCCACTCTCTATGGTTTTAATGTAATGTGGAAGAATGAGGTAGTTAAGTGTGGTGGCTACGGATGCTGCTATAACAGTGTCAAATGCTATTTCGCAAAAAGAACGAAACCTACTGTCTTTCCGTTTCATCAGTTAGGTCACTTCATGGTTTATATAAACGTTTATAACTTGCGTGGGGCTGACAATAGGTAATGTTGAAATTACCGATTTCTGATGACCAAATTAAGAGAGCAAGGAAAATTTCCAATCCGACACTAAAGTTCAAGCAAAACAAGATTGGCGAGAGGGCGTACCTAACTGGTGCTGTTGGTGAGATTGTTGTTGGTGACTACCTAAAGACCACGCCACACGTTTATAAATCATTTCAAGAGATGTATGATTATGACATTAACTATAAGGGTATTAGGATAGAAGTTAAAACCAAATTAGTAAATAACCCCCCCAAACCATTTTATGACTGTACCATATTTGGATATAGCAAGAAGCAAAAATGCGATCAGTACTGGTTTGTAAATATTAACAAAGACATGACTAATGCTTATATAATGGGTTATATTTCCAAGGATGATTTTTTCCGTAATGCCGAGTTTTGCAAGGCAGGTACTAGCAGAGGTAACTTAGTTTATAAGTGGGATAACTATGTAATAAAGGCATTTGAACTTAGGAATCCTATTTTTATTCATGATTAGGCACTGATTATTTCCCCATCATTTGTAATTAGCCACCGAATTTGTATATATAAGGGTTTCGAAAAAACTGATTTTCGCTATATACACTTAAGACGCTGGATTTTGGTTTGATTGTTGGTGGATAAAAAAAATAAAAAAAAGAAAAATTTTGTTTTTCTTCGCTGGTTAGGTTTCCAGTTGCCTCTTTCCTTTCTATTCTTAACTTGGAATGATAATAGCAGAGTTATAGGCTTTGAATTCGCCTGTTAATCCTGCTATTTCTCTAATACGAGTTAAAAATTTCGCCATACCTTCCTTTTCTACGCCTGTAGTTTTTGGGTGTTTGCCGATTTTAACGTCATCGCTTAAAGCTCCATCATCATACATTTCATTGATAATGTATTCTGCTGTTGCTTTGCTCATGTTTCCAGTAATACTTACCTTTGCTGAGCCTCTAGTTCTCTTTTGAGGACTAGACGATTTTAACGCTTTCAACTCGTTTCCAGTCTCTAGAATCTGGGATTCAAGATCAAGAATATCTACTCTCAAATCATCGATTTTAGAAAGTGCTTCAGATTGCATTTTTGTGTTCACGTTTTCACCTAGTTACTAGTTATAGTCATTCTAATATAAGTGTTTGATCTAGCTAGTTAGCTAGGGAAATCCAGCCAAACCACGCCCAGCCTGTCGCCTGTACACCCTTGAGAGGGAATTTCTTTTTATCTTTTATCTTACTAGTACTAGCTAGTTAGTTAGTTAGTTTATTATTAGTTAGTTAATGGGTAGTAGTCTAGTAGGGTGGGTAGGGAAAAGATTACATTAGTTAGTATAGTTGTACACTAGCTAGCTAGCTACTAGCTAGGGTAAACGAATTTTTTTTATTACTAGTAGTACTAGCTAGTAACTAACTACTAGTAGTAGTACTAACTAGTTACTAGTACTATACTAAATACAACGCAGCGACTACTAGTAGTACTATAGGCGAGGCGAGGCAATCTCTATACTATAGAGGCGACACAGGCGTGAGGCACGACTAGTACTAGTATTAATACAGTTATTATTTTATTTGTATAGATAGAAACTAATAGTTAGGTATATATAGAGGAATCGCAACGCTTTCTAGCTAGTATCTATTAATCAAACTAATAGATTATATAACAATAACTAGAACTAATAGTTAGATTAGACTATGCTAGACTACTTATTTAGACTATCTCTATTACTTCTATTGTTATTTAGTATCTAGTCTAGTTAAAGAAAGGAATGAATCCACGCCCAAGTCCACGCCTAGTTATATAAGGGATCAAACATTTATATGTGTAAACCTAGTAAGATTTTGGCATGACCGAAATAATGCCCAGACGTAAGCGTATACGTACTAGTATATGGTCTAGCAAGGTTACTACCTATGGTAGAGGCTACGACCAAGTTATACTAGATGGTATAGCTAATGGAACTGTGCTATATAGTATAGTATTGCCACAACAAGACTGGTTTCTAAGAACTAGAAAACTGTCTACTAGTGACTATGCTATACTACGTATGTGCAAGTTCCTATACTATGATAGGCTGACCAAGACTTTCACTATTAGAGAGCCATTGGTAATAGGCTATCTAGCGAAGAAAGGGTGCAAACCCATTGTAGTACGAGATAGTACTACACTACCCTCTACTACTATACCCAAAGTATAGTAGAGAGAAAGGTATGAAAAACCATAGTAACAGCAGTAGAAGACAAGCCAAGAAAGGCGAACTAGCTCGTGCTATTAGCGAGGCAAAACGACCTAGCTATAGTCAAGTAGTCGAGGCGAAAGCACTAGCTCGTAAGCTCATGGGAATTCCTGACCTACATAGTATTAACTATGCTAATAAGGAACGCAAGGCTGTACTACGCATTACTAGATTAATATCTAGTGTTGCCATTGCTATTGAAAAATATAGTAGGCAAGATTGGGTACTAGTAGGAGTACATAA